GCTAAATACTGTGAAGCATCTGCGTAAGCCATTTCCTTTGGTGAGAATCCAATATTCTCTACGCTAAGAGTGCTAGTTAAATATGCAGTAGATTTAGATGCTCTAGCTGCTTTCCATGTTGCAAGTAATCCTTGAATATGATCTTCTGGTAGATCTGCACCTGTATTTTTTAATACTGTTGTAGCCATTGGTGTGGCTAATGCAACGGCTGTTGCCTTTTCAATATCTAAAGCTGATTGGATTGTGCGCCCTGCTGTTTGTAATACGCCTTGCAATAATCCTTGGAATGTAATTAAAGATCCTGGTCCATCCATGGGTACTTGTGCGCCATCGATTGTGTAATATAAAACTTCTGTGCCTTTAGCATTTAATTGTGCATTAACTCTAGTGTTAGCAATCCATTCAAATCTTGCTGGTCTAAAATCTGAGGCATAAACTTCTGTAACACGCCAATAAGCGACACCGTAGAAGATAAGTGAATCCACGGTGGCACTCATTGTGACGGAGCGAGGCTGACGGATGTCTGGCTGTTCTAACCATACAGGAGATCCTAATTCTTCTCCGGTAGATTTCTTATATAATTCTAAAGGTAAATAACTAACTACTCCAGCAATTAAGTTACGGCATCTTGCCACTGCTGGTACTTGCATAGCCAGGGAACGATCCATTGGACCAAATCCAAATGAGTTTCCTACAGTGCCGAATCCGTAACCATCATTCATCACAGCTGGGGCATATTGCGCCGTTACGGTTTGCTTATTATTAGTTAGACCCAATGCTGACAATATACCCATATAGGTACTTTATACCATAAAACGGACTATTGGTGCAAATTAGGCAAATATTTGTGCGGTGCGTTGCGGTTTATTTAATTGGCTTACAACCATGGCTAGGGATATTGCAGCTGTAACATCACCGGCTGATTTACGCCTAATGATTCGCCATCCAGCATCATTTGTCTTAGCAGCACAATTATTAAGATGTTGTACAAGATCAGCTTGACCCGAATGAACAACCCTGTTATTAGCCAATCCATCAGATAGATCTGAACATGCCTGGTAGAAGGCTTGACCGCTTACATCAGTTAGCATCCATCCGCTTTGCTCTAATTTTGTAGCAATAGATTGAGTTGCATACTTGTCATAGCAGATCATTGTTGGATGATACTTACGAGCCCATTCGTTTATATCACTTGCCATCTTGACTTCATCAATAGCAATCTCACTAGACCACAGCTGTGCAAGACCTACTGCAATCTTTCCATCTTTCATCTGACCCATAACTAATGCGCCGGATCTTCTGGTAGGTGCAATATCAAATGCCATGATAGTTGCAGGTCCAACAGGTATCTCTAATGTGTTATCACTACATGCTTCAATAGATCCGTAAATCCAAGGACTAACCGTAGAATCAACCCACATACAAAGCATCTCAGTTTTTGTAGCTTCTATGCTGTTAGTGCTTACGCTCTCTTCAAGTGTTTGCTCCGTTATGAGATGACCTAATGCGGGGTTTGCCATAGCCCACGCTTTGCGATCACTAATTTTAGAATGCTGTGGTGCGCTGTACTCATAGAAGCCTAAATTGTCAGGTGGATATGATAGGCAACGCTCTCTTAGATCATTAAGCACTGTGCTAAAGCCATCACCGGCATTACTTGTCATTAGAGTCATAGCGTTAGGTCTTGCACGTGTTACTGGTAATGCAGCTGTAAATGATTCTTGTGTCCATTCACGTAACTCATCTATATATAGGAAGTCTGCAGTTTTACCACGTGGTGCATCTCTGGTCGCTGCCGCTATTTCATACCTTGCGCCGTTAAGTAATGTTATTGATTCTTGACCATTAGCCAAGCGGATCTGTCTTACCTGGTCTTTTAAAAACTGATTATCTTCTATTGTGTAAGCAACCTGCCTAAATGTATCTAATGCCATATTTCGATTGGAAGACATACCCAAAACGTTCTTACTGCCCCAAATAAAGAGATGGCTAAGGATTAACATGCGTGCTAAGTGCGTTTTGCCATTTTGACGTGCCACAAGTATTAACGCTGTCTTTTTACGCCAATTCTGATCATCATCTACAGCTAGTAAATCATCTAGCACCCAGCGTTGCCACGGAATAAACGGTAAACCAATCTTCTGAGCTAGATCTGCAACTTCTTGTGATTTAGATACACCCTTTAATAATGGCGTATGGATTCTAGGCTCAGTACTGCCAATAAGCCCGTCCCCTCGTTTGATCGGGATCACTTTGGCATCAATCTGCATTGACTTGGATTCCTTCTGGATTCATAAAAGGTGAATTGGGAACGATCCGGACCGTCTCAGGGAGAGAAGAGTCTGGAAAGACAGGGGGGGTAGAACGCTGACTAAAAAAACGGCCACCTTTAGCGCTATTACATGCTTTACACATGGCTTGTAGGTTATCCATCGCCCACATATCACCACCTTTAACACGTGGAATGATGTGATCTACTGTGTCTGCATCTTTACCACATGGACACTGCCTACCATCACGGTCTAATACTTGTAAGCGTAGCTTTTTCCATTTGCCACTGCCTATCGCACGTTCACTCAATGCCATCCCTTAATCTTGTAATGCTCTAATGCTTTACACATAGAACCATAGCGTACGTTATTGTATTTAATACCCCATTCTACTTGCTTATAACCATCAACAGTGCTAAGCCATTTAGACCTACCTTGTGGTATTCCATAGTGTGATCCATTACGTGCTTTAGGATTCCATCTTGATTCTCTAAAGTATAAGTAATCTAAACAATAGAACTCTTCTAAATTATTAAGCTGTATGAATGCCCATTGTCTGTAGTTATTGGTGTTATCAGCTGCAACGGAATAATCTTTTGATAAGCAACTGCTTAATGCAATTAGCAATAGGGTGGCCCAAACTCTGCGCCTACCGGGCCTTGCCTTTGGCGGCCCAGCTTTTCGATTTAAGATCGAACGCTTTTTGTTCAGGGTAGCATACGATGTCAAATCAATCAGCATAACCGCAGGTCAGACGGCAAGTCATAATACGTAGATCATCGGTGTCGATCCAAGTCTCATCATAACCGCCGGTCATTTACCACCCCATCCGCTACCTTTGAAGATAAGTCCAGGTGCAGAATAAACACGTGCCATTTGGATATTACATTTAGGGCAACTCATACCCTCTACATTGTCATCGTATGACTTATGAACTGATCCGTATGTGCCGCATTCATTACAGCTGTATTCATAGATCGGCATTACTTTGCTCCAATCAATGCACAGGTGTGGCAACCAGTACCTAGGAATTGCCAGCCACCACACTTAGTGCATCTGTCTATTTTGCTATCCGGTATGTCTAGTGCTTCGGCAATGTTTTTAACACCAACACAGCCACAATCCATACACTGATAAGCCTTAAATCCATCAGGCGTATCTAACTGCTCCAACCATAGGAACTCGGTCTTACGCTTGCAGCCATTACATTTGAACTGTGGGTGCATTATGGTAATATCCTTATTGCCTGCATTGGCATTGTGTGCAAATCAAGTAATTACCACTATGTATTAACCTGTCATCATTACAAGCTATACATAAGTCACTTGAAGGTATGTACTTTACCTGGTCGTTCTCTATTCGCTCCAGGTAAGGTCCACCTCTTAATATTTCGACATATCCCATTACTCACCCCCTTTACCTGACTCAGAATCATCTGGCCAATACCAAGTGCCTGCAGCTGTGAGTTTTGCCCACTTAGCATCACACTGATCTTCTTTAGGTGCACTACATACATAACCTGCGTATGGCTTCTTAGTAGCTTTGGCAACGCCTTCCTTCTTGATCATATCGCCGTGCCTACAAGTAAAACCAACAGCAACCACTTCACCGATTTGAGCAATGCTTTCACCAACAGACCACATAACAGGTACAGAGCCATCGCTATTATCTTTAGATTGTGAGTCCACAAGATGTAACGCCATCTCCATCGCAGCTGATTTAGATCCTGGTGTACCGTACTTAGGTTTGAAAGATGCAACTTTGGTCATCTCTTCTCTTGATGCACGTTTGCCTTTAGCTGCATAACCCGCATTTGCAAGCGCTCTGCCGATCGCTGAAGTCTCGCAGTTCTCCAGTGCAGAAGTTGAATTAACACCGCGATCAGAAACGCTCTCACTAGCAAGGCCGGTCGCGCACGGTTGTGCATCGGCTTCCGTCTTAAATAATTCAGCACTAACAATGTATCTAGTGTCTGTGGCCTGTTCAAGTTTTGTTGCCAATCTTCCATCAGGATAATCCTTCCACCATTTTTCAAGTCGGCTCTCGACTGTTTCATAATCCTCTAAGTTAAATGCCATTACTCACCAACTCTCCATTCAAACTCATTATCTTTTTCGGCTTCGATACACATCTTGTATATTGCCATGTATGCACAGATGTCCACGATACTGTCTTCGTGTCCAGGAGATTCTGCCAACCGTGAGATTTTCTGTAAAACATTGATAATTGGAATGTCATGAGGCATGATCGGATAGTCAATGTATGCACTAACTGTCTTTGCGATTCGCTCCATGTTATAGATTGCGTGACCATAGACGACCCCACGTTCGTGGACAAGTGCTGTGGCATTACTAAATAACTTCTCAGTAGTCGTTGGCATCGATTTTGTTTTCTATCATCCGGCGGTGCATTGTCCATCCATCGTGACGCCCCCTCCAGTAGGAAACATCTTTTGCGTTTTGTATTGCACCATAAGCCCAAATGCTTGCAACCATAATTGCAACCCATAATAGGCCAGCTTCTTGTAGTGTCATATAGCCCTATCTATGCTCACATACTTTGTGGCATAGCAATAGTGTTGCACTTGTGTATGACTTTGTGGATTATTTAGGGCGTAGTTTGTATAACGTTTAGGTAACGATGTTACCCGTAATACCGCCCTAGAGCTGTAAATGAGCCATCCTTTGAGATCGGCACTAACGTGGGTGTCAGTGTCTTTCCTACGGCTTCTAGTATAGCAATACCCATCTGCCAATTAGCGCTTCCATAGCGTAAATAAGAGGCTTTTTTTCTATCCATTAGATTGCCTACCTCTACCCCATATAAGGCCCTGTAATGGCTTCCTACGCCCTCTGCATAGGCACTCATACCTAGTCTGTGGGTGTGGCCACACAATACTGATTTACCCCACTTCTTAGCCAGGTTAAGGGCTGTAATACCAGCGTGCTGAGACATATTGCCTTCATCGCCGTGGGCTAGCATCCAGCCTGGCTCAAACTCATAGGCTTCTTTGTGGTACGTCATACCCATATCGGCAAAGCCCATAAACTTTGGGTACTGCAACTCTGGCAAGCTGATTAAGCCAGGTACTTTTA